CGAACATGGGAACCCCGATCTGGAGATTGCTGCCTTTGAGGCAGTCTCCGATCGAGAGGATAGTATGTCGAACAGAAATCCTAACAGCTGGGAGATGTCTCCCAAGCCGCAGCAGTATTCCGCCAACGTTCCTGCTTCCGGCTTTTCAGCTAGAACACAGGCAGTAGTGAATGGTCTCTCACTCGTCATAAAGTATCATGGCGCGTCAGATGACCTACGTGAGCAACTAAAAGAACAGTTGCACGCGTATCTCGATATCAGTAGGGATGAGTCGGATTGGACAGCACGAATGAAAGACGTGCTGACCTCACAACTCAACAGATATCTGAGGAATCCACCAGCAAAGCAAACCTTCGAGGTCTGGAAACCGAAGGGTGGCTTGCGAAATTGGATGCGCAACAGGCTCAACGCATTCAATAAAAGGAATACCCATTTATGGTACTCCTGGTTCCAGGCAAAGCGCTCAGCTTTGCCAGCATCCGAAAGTATGATAGACATTACTTATCGGAAGCATTGGAAAGCCCTGTCCACACCGGACAAAGGCAAAGTGTCGACAATCGATAGGATCCTCGATAATCCACACTTCCAAGAGCTTCTTGATCTTGTCAAGGCTAGGGTAACTAAAGTGATGAAGAAAACGTCCCGTTTTACAACGAGGATGCCTTCTAAATCGGCTTCTTTTGAGACAACCCGTCGGGAGGGGGGTGCACAAGCACACCTGGTTAACATTGTTAACCCCGACCGGGATTCTTGGAAGTCGCTTGATCAGGGGATGGAGCTATACTCCATGAACCTCGATCCTTTAGTCGTCCAGCCCTCTACAGGGAAGACTTGGGCTAATGCTGTCACAGAAACTTATTCCAGCGTTTCTGGGACCTCTGAGCACTGGGAGGAACTTAAACCAAACCTCTCCAGTTGGGACCTTAATAGGCCCCTTGACTGCTACATCCAGGGAATTGTCGAACCTTTGAAGGTCAGGACAATCTCTAAGGGACCCGCTTTGATGTACTACAGTCAGAAGCCTCTTCAGAAGGCAATGCATTCCGTTTTGCGAAAGCTTGCCCCCTTCAAGTTAATAGGTCAACAGTTCGAACCGACGATGCTCTTCCCCCTAAAGGAAAAAGCAGAGAAGGATTGGCACTGGATGTCTGTTGACTATAAGGGCGCGACTGATGAGCTATCCTGGACCTATTCGGGTCGAATTCTCCAATGGATCATTGGTGATCTCGACCCTATTGAGCAGGTTCGGGCCATTCGTGTACTGGGCCCCCACATCCTACATTATCCTTGCCTTGGCGAGGACGGTGGAGAGATTGGAGGTCTACAGGCGAACGGTCAGCTCATGGGTTCTCCTTTATCCTTCCCTATCCTATGTTTGGCAAATGCCGGGGTTTACCTCGACGTTATGACATCCATGGAACCGGGTTGGACAACAGAAGAACTTCTGAGTCACGTCCTTATTAACGGGGATGATATGGTCTACGCTGGTCCGAGTATTGCGTGGAATAGACACGTCGCAGTCGGTCGAGAGGTCGGCCTGACCATGTCGCCTGGAAAGGCGTACATGCATCAGGAGTATCTCAACATCAACTCCGTGTCTGTCCACTACTCGTTGACCTCGACGAATTCCACACCCTGTCAAATTAACTTCCTCAATACTGGCCTTTTTTACGGTAGACATAAGGTAATGGAAACCTCAAAGAGAGAGAAATCTCTCTCTAAGGCAGACAAGACCGAATTGAAGCGTAAGGCGATTGAGGCCCTCGAGAACCCCATTGAGCAGAAGACCGGAAACGGTTCTGCCGAACGGAAGACCGGAGACGGTTCCGTCGTTGGGGAACTCGCCAAAGCGGAACAGGAGATGGTCTACGGACCGTTTCCCGAGTTCATGCGTTGGGATGAGGTGGAAGCCCTGCTCCAAATGCTAAAGGAGAATCCTGAGTGCGAGAAACCGAACTTGTTTTCGGTTCTAAATCTCGTGCTCGAGGGATCCGTCCCAGGCAAACAGGTGCAGGTTCTGAAGGACTTCATTGAGCTTCATCACGACGATCTGGTGAAGGAAGCTCAAGTGGTGGTGCCCATCAAGGGATCCGGAAAGGAACGGTTCTTCGTTTTCGAACGAAACTGGTTCCTCCCGATCTCCTCTGGTGGGATGGGTGTGTTACCTCCACCTGGTTGGCGATT